TTTTACTATGACACAAAGTGATATTGATAAAATTCTTGATAAGAACTATAATTTAGATACAAGTGTTATCATCTCAAATGCTCGTTCTAGTACTGATAATTTGATAAAAGTAATTCAAAATGCTCTGTTCTTTATTTTGCTTATAGTGTCAGTGATTTTATTAGTTCTTTCGGCTCTCATTACTTTTTTACTCACAATGGTTAATATAAAACAAGAGGACTCTGAGCTTAAAATTGATAGACTGTTAGGTTTTACAGTGAAGTTATTGAGATTACAATATGTATTTCGAATTGAAATTATTACAATTTTAGGCTCAATTTTGGGATTTGGAATATATTACCTTTTCTCAGAAAGTGTGTTGAATATGCTAACTAGTTTACTAGGATTAAGTGAAATTGTTGTAAATTTGAACTTTTGGTCGATTGTAGTAGTTGTTGTTTTCTTTATGGTGATTTTTTCTTTGGTTACGTTGAGCTTTAATTTTGCTCTTGAGATAAATCCTTCTCCTTCTTCATACTCTTTATATGAAATTTTGATTTTTAGATTAGGCATCTTTTTCATGTGGTCAATAAGCTCTTTATCTTGTTGAAACCACCTTATGTTTTCTTCATAAGTCCAACATCCATTACCAGAGAAATTTAAGGTAATTTCATTATTAAGATCTAGTTTTTTGTCTAAACCATAGAAGAATGTGAAGTATTCTGGTTTTTCTAGCATAGAATTTAGTTCGTTTAACCATTTTATTTTTTCTTCTTGGGTTGCTTTTACTCTTTTAAAATTAAAAACTTTATCAGTTTCATCTAAATATGATATGAAGGCAGCATTAGTTCCTCCTAGACTATAACCCATAATATAGAAGTCTGTGACTTCAATCTGATCCTTAACTTTATCATAGGCTAGTTTCATAACCTTATAAAGATCCTTATTATCTTCCATAAGTAAGCCTGGTGCAGAATTAGAAGATGCTGATATTATAAATTGTTGACTCATTTGTGAGCTTATTGCAATAGTGTGATATCCAGCTGTGTGGAATATTCTTTGCATAAACTTTACTCTAGCTGCATTATAGTCAGAACCTGTCCCTGCTAAGACAAAAATTAAAGGTGCCTTCTTATTTTTTTGTTTACTTAAAGAAAACTTAAATTTATCAGCATACCAAAAAATCTCAGGTATATCTTTTTTATCTTTAATTTGTATCTCATACACTTTTAATGGTATCTTCTCCATAATTCCTTCTGTCATCATTGTTGAACTTCCTATAATTGTTGCCGAATAGGGATCTTCTATTGGAAAATTATATGAAAATGCTGTTAATGATAATAGTAAAAATAATACTATTTTACTTAATGTTTTTCTCAAAACTACCTCCTTTAAAATAACGAAATTTGATTTGTTTCACTCAAACTTGATATTGCTCCAATACTTCTTAATTTATCTGCCACAGTTTGTGACATTTTTGTTCTTCTCTTTAAATCTTCAACTGAAATAAATTTTCCTTCTTCTCTTTCCTTAAGAATATTTTCAATTACTGCTCCACCAAGTCCACTTATTCCAATTAAAGGTATTCTAATTTTATCATCTTCTATTTTAAATTTTCTTCTCATTTTAGTCCTCTAACATTTTTGGAAGCTTAATGCCTTGATTAGTTGTTATACCTTCTTTTACTCTCATTGCTTGCATTGCAACATCAGCATTACTTATGATAGCAGAAGCTACTCCAACTATTGCTTTTGCTCTCATAATTTCAGAGTTTAATTTTTCTTCACTTATATCTTCTTCATCCAATCTTTCTAATTGTGCAAATAAGTAATTATTTAAATCATTTAGTGTATTTTTCATTTTTTAAATTCCTCCTATTTTTATTAGTTAAAACCTTTCCATTCCCAAAGTTCACCTTTACAGTTTCTTGCTTTATATTTTATTTTTAAAATTCCCAGGATTGTTCTTAATGTACTTCCTTTTCTTCCTAATTTCATTGATAATTCTTTCAATGTCATATTAGGAGCATTCTCTTTTAAAAATTTTATTTCAGCATCATTTAATTCATAATTTTTTTTGTCAAAAATACATTTCCCAATTAAAATTTTTCTTATCCTGCTCTCACTTGTACAATATTTCTCCATTATTTGTGGGATTGAAATTCCATTATTATAATCTATAACTATATTTTCTTTATCCTCACTTTTAAGTATTTTTCTAGGATTTAAAAGTTCTAAATTATTATCCTTCATAATTCTTTTAATCCTTGTACAACTACATTGAAAATATTTTTCCAATTTACTAAAAGAATAACCTTCTTTTATTTTTAATTTAAGATCAACTAAATCAATTAAATTATCTTTTGATTTTCTTTTTAAACCTCCAACCTTTACCTTACACTCAGTACATATTTGCTTAAATTTTGAATAACTACAACCTATATTGTGAACTATTTCTTCATATGATAAAGAAACATTTGAATTTATTAATTCTTTTAAATAATTTCTTTTTATTTCTCTTACTTCACTTAACATAAGAAATAATTTTTTAGCTAATACTGAAGATTTTTCTTGAAGATTATCAATTATATATTGCCTTTCAAAAACTCTATCTCTTTTTTCTTCAATGATTTTATCTACCTCACAATCAATCATCTTCCCTATAAAAGTTTTATTATATTGATATCCTAATTCCTGAGCTATTTTATCTATTTCATAAATTCCATAAGTATCCAATAATTCACAAAATAATTCTTTTTGTAGTTTTTTAATTTCTGAAATTTCAATCTGTAACCTTTGACCTAATGTTTTATGATTTTTCATGAGATTATTTTTTATATAATCTCTTAAAAAAGTATCATTTTTTAAAGAAATTATTGATTCCATTTTAACCACCAACTATATTTTTATATTTTTCTTTAACACTTGATTTATCAATGTTGACATAAATCATAGTGGTATTTATATTCTGATGTCCTAAAACTTGTTGAATTTCTTCAACATCCATTCCTTTTTTTAGTGCCATTGTTGCAAATGTTCTTCTAAATCTATGAGGATGAACATTTTCAACTTTGGCTCTAGTTGCAATTGATTTTAATATTCTTCTAAATCCATTAGAATCAATCTTGCTACCTTGCAATCTTTTAGAACATTTATACATAAGTCCATCAACAACCCACAAATAAGGGGTATTATAATTTCCTCTTTCACTGATGTATTTTTTAATTGCAAGAGCAGCAATTGTACTCATGAAAGCAACTCCTTCTTTATTTCCTTTTCTAATAATTCTTATTTCATTTTTTTCAAAATCAATATCTCTAATTTTTATATTAGCTAATTCTGTTGCACGAACAGCACTAGATATAAGTACCTCTATTATTGCTTTTTCCAATGAGTTTTTACAAGACATTCTAAGTTTTTCTAATTCTAATTGTGTAAATGCAGTTTTTTCAGTTTTTTGACCCTTAACTTTTTTAATTCTTTTAACAGGATTATTAGAAATATATTCTTCTTCATTCAAAAAAGAAAAAAAGGAATTTAAAATTCTTCTAATATTATCTATTGAAACAGCTTTTTGCTGATTCCTTTCTCTTTCTACAGCTAAATACAATCTAATATCATCAGTAGTAACTTTTAAAAAAGATTTCTTTACAAAAAGAGAAAATAATTCAAGAGTATTTTTATAATACAATAAACTTTTATCACTTAGATTTTCAGCTTTTTTTGTTAAAAAGAATCTTTTCCACAACTCAGTATTAGTTCTATTTGAAACTACTATTTCATTTTTTCTTGAAACAATATCATAATCTTTTAACTGAATAATGATAATATTTTTAATTCTTTCTATATCTTCAGAATTAAAATCATTAGTTTTATCAATTTCAAAAATTATTTGATTTATAATGCTATTCTTTATATCTTCCATAATCAACCTCTAGATCTAAACTTGTATCACCACTAATGCTATAATTAAATGTATCCCATCTTCCAAATATTTCTCCTGTTAAAGAATTTTTATTTTCACATTTAGCTTTAGCTCCAACAATAGTCAACTGAACATAAGCCATTTGAATAGTATTTTCATCTAAATCACTACAATGGATAAAAATTCTATTTTGATAGTTAATACCTTTTTCTTTCAACACTGCTAACATTCCTAGTATTAAGCAACCTGAACCACATGCAGCATCAAATAGTCTTATCCTATTTTTTGAATTTAATTCTTTTATTAATTCATTAACTCTTGTTTCTGCCATAAGTTTTGATAAATGAAAGGGTGTAAAAAATTGACCTTTCATTTTATTGTGAATGCCTAATTCATGATATATTTTGCCTAAGTAATCATCTATTTCTTTTTCAAATAACATTACCAATTCAGCATGGCATTCAAGAAAAACTTCAATTACTTCTTTACCATGTTTATCTACTATCCTTTTAAATTTTTCTTCCCTATCTGAATAACCTAGTTTATTGCAAGTGTTTGCATAAGTATAAAACATACATTTTACCCAATCAAAGAATATTTCATCATAGTTATATTTATGATCCAGATCTTGTATTTTTTTTACTATATTTTTGATAGAGGCTTCTCTAACTATTTCCTTTTTAGGAAGCTGTCCAAATCCAAAAAGGTTTAAATTATTCTCCATTTATGTCTCCTCTCTAAATAAGGTTATTTTTCTTTAATTCAGCATATTCTTCTAATTGTTTTATTAAATCTTTTTCTTTTACCTGGAACATTTTAAAATAATCTCCATTTTTAGCAACACTAATTGTATTTTTTTGAGTAACAAATTGCTTAGGAATAAATAAAATGAACGGTTCAATCAATCTTGTATCCTTATCCTTTTCTAAAAAGGCAACAGTTATATCTTGTTCACCTCTTGCTCTAATAGACCAGCTTATATTATTTTCACTTTTTTTAGTGATTGAACTAAATTTAACATCTATATTTAATCCCTTAAAATTAAAATCAAATACAGGATTATTTTTTCTCCAATACTTATTAGCATCAATTGCTTCTGGAACTAATTTTTGAAAATATTCTTCAGCTTCTCCACCTTTTTTACCTGCTTCACTGCTATATTTAATTTTGTCCTGAATTTTTAAAACTCCACTTCTAAGCAATATTTTATGAGCAGTCAGTATTGGTAAGCCACTTCTTTTAATAGATTCATAAAAATCTCCACATTCCATATATATTTCAACTATTTTTTCCAATATCTTCCACCTCCATAAGATATGTTTCGTTACTTCCTCTAACAAACCAATTTTTTGAAACTCCAAGATGTAATGATAATGTTTGATCTTCGTCTATTCTTTGAATTAAATACATTCCAGGACTTGTTTTAGATTCCATAATATATTTATATTTAGTAGTTTTGTATTCTCCACAATATAAAGACTTTAATAAAATAATATCTCCTGGTTTTAATTCAACATTTAATTTATTATCAACAAGTTCTATTTTTTTCATTTTTCTCCTGCTTCAACAATAATTTCTGTCAATAAGTTACAAAAATAAGGTGATTTAAAATAGAAATCATTTGGATATGAAGATAATTGGTTATTAGTATCTTCTAAAAATTTACTAACATCAAGTCCTGAATTTTTCATCTTTATAAGTTCAAAATAAGTTTTTACTAAATTGTCAAATTCTTCTAATCCTGGTGTAGCTTTTAGATAAACTTCTTTTATATTATCCATATATCCTGTATGAGGAGAGTCTATCATTGATACTAATTCTATTTTTGCTCTAAAAAACCATTTGTTTATTATTTCTACTAAGTCCCAATAATTTAAAGAACTTAATCTTATTCTATTAGCTTTAAAAACTAGTTCATAACAAATGATCTCTATTATATTTTCATGTCTAATATCGTATTTTTTCTTTTTAAAATACATTTTTTCTATTTCTAAAACTTTATCTGCAATTTCATTTAAAGAAGTTTTTAAAGTAAAGTTATCATTACACTGACTTTTTATAAAACTTGCAACTTCATCATACATTTCATGTGTCTTAGATTTCTTTTTAGTCATTACTCATTTTTACCTCTTTCTTTCCAATCAAACTCTTCTGCTTCTTTTTTCTCTTTATAAAGTTTAATAGCCATTTCTTTTTTGCTATAATTTCTCATACCTATTGTTTTTTCTCTGCTTCTTTTCTTATAAGCAGCATCTTGTTTTGATTTTTCTCTCCAGTACTGTTTCTCACAAGCAGCAGAACAGTACTTTACTCTTTTATCTTTTATATCTGTAACATACACTCTTGTCCCACAATGAGCACAAACAAACTCTCTGGGACAATCAACATTATCATAAAATTGATTAACTCTTATTTTCATTGCTCCTCCTATAAAAGTTCGGGAATTGCTATATCTTGATATACCCAATTCATATATTTATTAGATAAATCAAATAATTTATTTAATTCTTTTTCATCAATTCCAATCTTTCTAGCAATCCCTCTCATTTTAGCTGTATTTAAATCTTTTACCATTCTAGCCCATGAACCAAGTGTTCCCATAAAACCAGCTGGAAGCCTTTGTTTAATATCATCAAGAGTTAAAATAAATTTTTCACTAATTCCATTGAGACATTTTTCATTTTGTTTTCCAATAATATTTCTATAAAAGAAATTATTTTCAACATCTTCTCCTTCGTCTTCTGACTCAAAATAAGTGTTAAATATTTTGTCTGCTACTGCTTTTGTCTTACTAATTAGCATTAATTTATCAAATTTGATATAACCTTGATTTTCCTTAACTTCTTTATCCCAAACTTCTTTATGCTTTTGACAAACAATTGAGATATTTAAAAGAGTTGTAGCAAACTTTGTAGCATCCAATTTTTCATCAATTGGCTTTCTGATTATTTCAATTTCTTTTTTTTCATTTATTTTTATTTCCCTCTTCTCTGTTTTCTTTGCTTTCCTCATTTTTGACACCTTTCTCTGCTATAAGAGCAGCTAAAGCTAGTTTTAAAATATCCATAGAATCACATCCAGCTTTCTAATTTATCAAATATTTTATTAAAATTTC